GTGATAGTGGATTCCTTTTCAATCGTCCACAATTTGATTTTGGGGGACGGCGAGAATTCGCGCTTCATCGTCGAGTTGCCTTCATACTTCCCTGCCTGAATGGGTTCCCTGTCCATCGTGACGTTGAACGCGGCAGCGTTGTTGCTGACGGGGGTGTAGGAGTTGTTGGTCCACGACAGGGCCACCTTGTAATAGCCCGCTTTCAGGTACCTGGAATCGGTTTCAATATTCAGCTTGCCGTTGGGCGGTGTCCCATCCTTTTTTATAGCTTGCTCACCGGCAATCGTCAGGCTGCCTGTGTCGTCGGCTTCTACGCCGAAATAATACAGGCCGTCTTCCTCGACCTTGATGAACATTTCCGGCGCTCCGGCGCAAGTGGCGTGTTCGCACGCCGAACCGTCAAAGTTGAACGTCATCGCGTCAACTCCGAGCGTCTTGCTGATAAGAGGCTCATTCCCTTGATAAATGCAGACGGGATTAACTGCCTTGTTGATTGGTATATAATTGTTCATTGCTATTGTTGTTGTTTACTTTTTGGAAAGACTGAACCATCAGCCTTCCGGTATTCTGGCGGCGTTCCCTGAACCCATCAACACGTTTAACGCGTAGTCCCCCCTCATTCGGAACGAAGAGGAACGACCTCCCCTCTAATTTTACGTGCTGCCGTGAACTTGCAAAAAAACTCCTGGTGCATTTTTATATCCTGATTCACGCCATTTTGGAACAAAGTTGCTCCATATAGATCTGACAACAGGCACGGGCGGCATTCCGCCGCACAATCATGATGCCTTAAAAAACAAGCATTCTCTTCTTCTCTGTCCGTTCCGCCAAAGAAAAAGGCTGTTTCCAGAGAGTCCTTCACTTAAAAACAAAGCATCTTTTCCAAAAACGAGATTGACACCCGCGGTTCTTTTCCCTAGTATCCGCGCACAGCATCAGCGGCGGGGTAGCCAAGTGGTAAGGCGACGGTCTGCAAAATCGTTATTCGCGGGTTCGATTCCCGCTCCCGCCTCCATGTTTACTTTCAACATTTTACGCATTTAGCGTAGTAAAAAATGTAGTAAACATCTTGCTTTTAGCTCCACTTTTGGAGCAAGCCTTGTCTTGGAAGGAGGGTGCATTATGAGTTCCAGCCCCTCTGTTATACACGTTTACGGCGATTTACTGGACCATCTGCTGCACGCCTACGGTGAAACGCAGGAACAATGGAATGCGCCTTTTGATGCCGCTCCCATCCTCCCTGAACTCTCAAAAGAACTCTATGAATGCGGTTTGAATCATCATCAGCTTGACGTGGTGAAAGAAGAAATAGCGGACGCCCGCCTACATATCCTTATCGGAATTTTCACTATTATCTTCCGTAACGGCTACCACCCGCAACGCGTTACCCGGAATGTTTACAAACTCGCCAAACTATACTGCCCGGAATCAGTAAAAAACTTGTCTCATTCCGATCTCGCTCTGCTGACCAGCGACACAATATCCGCCTCATCCATGCGGGCGCATGCCTGCAACGCTTTCCTGGACTCCTTAACACCCGCCCAAGCGCAAGCTCTTATCGACAAATACGGAAAAACCGCCCTGCACAAGCTCGCACAAGTTTCCTGGACCAGCCGGAAGGCCCAAAGGAAACGCCGCAGGAAAAAGAAGCAGGACACCCCCGCCCCCCGCACACATAAACACCCGGAACTCAATCTTGACCTTTGACCATGGACGCCATCACCCGCGCACAAAAACATATTGATACCCTGGAACCGGCTGTTTCCGGTTCTGGCGGCCATGCTGCCACGTTCCGCGCATGCCGCATCCTTGTAAACGACTACAATCTATCTTTGGAGGAAGCCTGGCCTATCCTGTTATCATTTAACGCCCGGTGCGAACCGCCGTGGAATGAAAAGGAACTCCGGCGCAAGTTGGAAGACGCGGCGCGCCGCCCCAAGGGTAACTACGGCACCGACAAATCCCAGGGACGCAAAAAACCGGAACCGGCTACCTTGCCCCCCTCTAAACGCATAGCCAAGGGACCAGCCAAATACAACCCGCCACCCAAGGCCCCCACAGGGCCGCCGCCAGTCCCGCAGCTTGATTCTTCCGTCATTGCCACCCTGGCGGAAAAAGGGGCTCCAGTATTATCCCGCTATTTTCTCGCCAACATCTCCGCCACAGATCCGGCCATAGTTACGCCGGATATGTATTTACGCGCCCTGTTTGATACGGCACGCGGTGAAAAAACAATCATTTTTGCTGACCGTAAAACGCAAGGTCAATGCCTCTGGCCAGACCAGGCCAAACACATTCCCACGGCCGCGCCGGACGGCATTATTTTCTTGGGGCAACCCGTGGACGGATTTTTCCGCGTCAAGGACGGAAAAAAAAGCCGCCGCTCTTCAGAATGCGTCCTCACCTGGCGTCATGCCTTGCTGGAATCAGATCAAATGGACGACGTAAAACAATGGCTCCAGGCACTCATTACTTTGCCTCTCCCCATTGTCTCCATCACCTTCTCCGGCTCCCGCTCTCTGCATGTACTCTTCCGGCTGGAAGCGGCCACACACGAAGAATGGCGCGGCTATGTGGACCAGATAAAGCCCGCCTTAGCCCTCATTGGCGCGGACGTTCAGGCCCTCACAAACCATCTTGTCATGCCGCGCCTGCCCGGCTGCTATCGCACCGTAAACGGCGAGAAAAAGCTTCAGGAACTCCTGTATTTCAACCCGCGCCCCACCTTGCGCCCCCTGCTCTACGCCACTCCGCTCCGCAATGTAGAACAGGATTGGACAACCCGCGCCGCGGAAATCGTCGCCCGGCCGGATGAATGGCCGGTGCCCTTGATCCAGCAAGCCGCCGCAGCCTGCACCACCTACGGCCTCAATGCTGCCCTCCAATCTCTCACCCCCTTACTCCCTCCCAAAAAATGACTTCCCCCCAAGAACTTATTCTCAAATTACAAAATTTGCTAACCAACGCCTCCGGAGCGGATCTTCAGCAATTTCTGGCCGGTCTGGAGCAACCAGGCCCCGCCCCTGCCGGAGACCTTACACCGGACGGAAGAATCAAAGTTGCCATGCCCTCCAAAAATGGCACGACAACCCCCCAATGGTGCGAACGTGTTGCCATAGCCCTCCAACGCGCCAATGCCCCTATTTATAATCTGGCCGGCTCTCCTGTGTATATCACAGACGACGGCAAAACCGTGTACCTTAACCCCAACAATTTCATTTCCGCTGCGGAAAAATATATCTGCCCGTGCGCTTTCCGCTCCAAAGATGATTCAACGCTCGTTTACCAGCCCATGAAGGAACCGCTAGCAAAGCTCACCCTTTCATCCATGGAATTCCTCACGGCCATCCCGGAATTGATCAAAATCCACGACCAAATCACCCCGGCCATGCTCCCTAATGGCTCCTACCACCTCAACCAACGCGGCTATGATCCGGAAAGTAAGATCTACACCCTGAAAACCGCCGTGGACTACGACACGGAAATGCCGTTGGAGCAAGCCTTGCTTATCTGGCGCAACTGGCATAAAGAATTCCCCTTTCTGGACTGGTCTTCCTCTGACCTCCAGGAACGGGCCACATCCGCCACATCCCGCTCATTTGCGGTCCATACCTGCGCCTGCGTCGCCCTGTACGCATCCGCCATGCTCCCTTTGTCCTCACCTCGACTTGGTTATGTCTATACCTCCAATTCTCAAAGATCCGGCAAATCACTATTGGCAGACCTTGCCACCGGCATCACGTACAACAATAACGCAAAACATCCATGGTATTATGACGACGAAAAGCTTCAGGGCGTCTTGAACACCATCCTTAACACCCGCGCGCCCTACGTCTATTTTGACAACCTGCGCGGCAAGCTGCAATCTACTTGTTTAGAATCCTTCATTTCTTCCGTCTCCCAAGACATACGCCCATTTCATACGCAATCTCTTGTTACCAAGCAAAACTGCGCCACCGTCTTCATCACCGGAAACTCCCTGGAGTGGAACACAGACCTTGCTTCCCGGCTGCTGATATGCGACTTGAATTTGACAGAATCCAATCCCCAGGACCGGACAGTTCAGCGCGTCATTGACCTTGAAACCATTCAGGATTCCGGCAACCGGGCAGAACTGCTGGCCTGCCTGCATGCGTTTGTTCGCAACTGGATAGAGCAAAAACGGCCCATGCCGGACAAAACAAGAGCAGGGTTTCAACGCACATCATCCATTATTGCGGGCATTGTCTCCCTGCTTGGCATTGGCGATCCGTTCGGGGAACGTCCTGATGAAATATACGGAGGCGGAGACCAAAACCTTCAGGACATGCGCGACTTGGTGCAAACGGCGGTGGCACGCCTGAAGCCCGGTGAAACATACGGAGAAATCAAATGGGACGAAATCATAGAAATCTGCATTGAACGCAACTCATTTGAATCTCTTATTGACGCACGTACGGAATACGTGACGGAAACGGACGAAACCGGGCATGAAAGCAAGATACCCCGTTACAAACTCACCCAGGCATCCAACAAACGCTTTTCCTTCCTTCTTAATTCAACCTATGGAGGGAAGACATTCAAACTAAATGACGGCCGCACCGTCAAATGGGATTCCCGCGGAAAGAAGCGCAGTAAAAAATATACGTTCCAAATATCCTGATGATGATAAAAAAGCGGCCTTATTAGCCGCGCCAGCATGACAACCGCACGCTTGACAAATCCGGCAAAAAGAGCATAGTAAGGACGTATTGATTGCCGAACATCACATGTTCACCTTCTAAACAATCGGCCCCGGCTGCTGGAACAGCCGGGGCCTTTTTTGTCAGCTGAACAGAACTATCAAAAGCTCAATCAGCCGTTGTATTGAATGCCAGTCTATTATCACATATTACACCTCCTTTCTTAGTTCCGGGACCAACCCGGCACGGCAAATATACAGAAAAACGGAACTTTCTGCAAGATATTTTTATCTGTAATTTTTTGACGCTCAAAAGATTACTGTTTTACAGCCGCGCGAACTGAAGGTGCATCCAGTCATAATTCCGTTCACGGCCCAGGGAAACGGCCCCATGGGCTTCCCATATCCGCCACCACTCTTCACACTCCGGGCGGGAAAGCCCGGCATGGGGGGCTTTGCAGGAATAACTGTTCCGCACCGGGTCAAAGTCCAGGGCAATCCCCCAGGCGTGCATGCTCTTGCTTTTGCCTCCGGCCGTGCTGCGGTCATTGTAGGATCCGCCATACTGGTCCAGGTGAAGCGCGCGGATCCGGTCCAGGCCATACGCGGCCAGGACTTCCGCCAGGGCCGCCTGAACGTCCTGGGCGATTGCCTGATGCACGCGGATCGTTTTCACGGGCCGCCCCTCATAATATAAAGGATAAGGGGGGACAATAGAAACAAGGTTGTTTTCGTCCCCTGGCCGCCCAAAAATGGAAAGACCGGCCCGGACGGTTGCCTGGTCAGGCCAGGACCGGGGCAGGGCAATGTCCAGGGCGGCGGCAATGCCGCGGGCCGTGGCAGGGCCGGGGATGCCGTCAGGCGTCACGTTCACGGCGGCCTGGACCGCGGACCATATTTCATGACAGCGCAATTTCAGAGCTACAGCGGCCAGCGTTTTAGGCCCCGGCATCCCATCCGCCTTCAGCCCCAGGGCGCGCTGAACGGGTTTGAATTCCTGATATTCTTTGATAATCATATAATTATTTAATTGTTAAATAGTTGGAACTGGTAAGAAAAACTTTACAGTTGGAACTAGTCCCTGTTGTCCAGAAATTCTTCATGCGCCTTGCGGACGAACTCACAGCCGGAACACTTATTTTCCGCATCAATGCGTTTTTTGCGTTCGTCATCATAGAGCCGCTCATAACGTTCCGCCCGTTTCATTTCCCGCCACAGAAAAATTCCCATGACCGCGGCCACGCTCGCCCCGTTCTGGATGTACTCCAAAAACGGGTTGCCTGACGTGACGGACGCAATCACGGACAGGGCATTAGCCCCCAGCAGGCTCGCGTTGACAACAGATCCGGTCATGGCTTCACTTTTTCAGGGATTGAACGACGGGCGGAACGTCCGTTTCCGGCTGGGCCTGGGAATAGGAGATATGCCCCGGCTCCAGCACCAGGCAGGAACCGTCCTTGCATACCACCGTCTTTTTCGGCGTCACGTCCACGGAATGTCCGCAGCCCTGGAACAGGGAAAAACCAAGAGCACCAACAGCGGCGTAGGCCAAGCCCAGCAGAACCTTTTTCCACCAAGTGGACGCGCCGGAAGCCTTGAGGCCGAGATAGGCCCGAACATCTTCCAGCGTATGCTTACCGATGATCGGGAGGGCAGTATTTGCTACGGCAATCCATCCTTGTTGTTCGTTTTCCGTCAGGTCTGCCCAGTGAGGGATTGGAGTGTTGGACTCATTGTGTGCCTGGGCTGCATAGTACATGTGCATTTCTCTGGCGATAGCCTCGGCATGATTGCATTGATTATTAGTAGTCATATGATTATGTTGTTATTGGTAGAGGTAGTGAAGTAATTGAAAAACTCCACGGCGGCGGGGTCGGTCAGGATAAAAGCCGGGTAGTCCGAGACTGTAAAAATCCTGCGGCCTTTGGTCTCCGCATGGACGGCCTCAACGGTCAAAGATACCGCATCAATCATTGTATAGGCACCATCCTCCGCAAGGGTCAGGACATCTTTTCCCAGCCGGGCCCACACCTGCACCGCCTGCCACGGTTCCGCCAGTCCAACCAGAGCGGCAACGACGGCCTGCATGGCCGGTGCCTGGTCGGCTGGTATCTCGTCCGCTGTGTAGCGGTCTGTCCGGGTGTAACCGTCCGCGTCCTGATAAATGGGCGTCAGGGTGAATTCCTGCCAGTTGCCGGGCTGCGGGAACTGAATTTGTATTTCTGCGTCGTTCATCATTAGAGAGGTATGTTAATGTCCACAAAATCAGCCGTTTCTTCGGCTTCAATATCGTTTCTTGCCAAT